AGAATAATTGCCTTTTGTGGTAGATTTAGTACACGAAGTCTCAGTGACACAAGGAGGTGGTGGATCATATGGGGGAAAATTGTTACACGAACCGTCCCCGACACAGCCAGGCATTCCACAAGGAACGTAATAAGCAGTACACTCGCCCTGAGTCTCGCATATATTTCCTGGCTCCTCTTCACAACTTGATTCTCTGGGGAGCTTTTTGCATGTGGTAGATGTACTACCACTTGTCTCGTCAGAATATCCCTCGCCAAAGAAAAGGTTAGTACCGCTTCCCGAACTCCTAGAATCTATCTTGTTTGAGTACACGATTACACCATATTTATCTACTGTATATATTACAGCTTCACTAGAAGAGTCAGACGCAGAGGTGGATTGCGACTGCCCGACCGAGCTATAGAAGGAGTAGCCACCGTTTGTCGAACTAATTCTAGTTCGATATCTTTTCGTATCACATCCATCAAGACAACAAAAACCATCTTTTGCTTCATAAGTTGAAGCACTAAGTCCAAATAAAACTAAACCTGGTCCGCAACCTGCGCAACCATTAAGCTCATTTGATGAACATGATCCAGGCATATAATAAGATTACACAAGATTATTATTATTATTATTATTATTATTAAAATTCTTTATATTTAACTAATTGGTTTCTAACGAAATATAAATTAATAAAAAATCCACAAAAAGCACTTAATAAGTTGCTAAAATAAGCATAAGTTAATACATCAAATGGATTAATAAAAAAACTAACAGCCAAAGATATCCAAAAACTAGAGCATTCGTGGCAAAGTAAAGGTTTATGGATATAAGGAATTTTAGCTATAAAATTTCTAAAAGGTCTAGCAATTTCAGTGTCACTCCAAGCATAAGTTACTCCTAAACAAACAAACAAATACGCCAAGAATTGATAAAACATTTAAATAAAATAAACGACCAATTTATCTTCTTTTTCAACTAAAGAAAAAGATTTAAAACCAATTTTTTCATCACTTAATTTTTTAGCAAGATCTTTCCAAGCTTCTTCAGATTTGCCAATTTCAAATACTCTTCCGCCACTATTTCTAAACATGTTTTGTTGCATCATTTGCATATGATGTTCCATTGGGTCACTTGATACTTGAGAAGATTTAATTTCTCCTGCTTTTTCTTCTAATAATTTTTTGATTTCTTCATTATTTATTAGATTATTAAAGTAATCTTCCTCAGTGGTAATTTTAGCTTGAAGATGAGCTTTTACTCTATTTTTGCAAGAACAATTTGGATTGTTTTTGGAGCTAGTAAGATCTGCTAAGATTTCTGGAAACTTATCTTTTAAAGAGTTGAAAAATGTATCATTTTTAAGAAAAGTATTAAAAAATACTGGAGAATTGAGGAGTTCTGGAAATGTCATATTTATTATATTATAGTATATATATTGCTAAAAATCTAAAAATTATGGTTGAAGATAAGATACTCTACTTTGGTTGTATTGAGCTTCATTATCGCTACTCAATGAAGAGTTAATATTATTAGTAACTTGAGAGAAGTTAAATGTCGCTAAATTTGAGTCAGATTGATATTTTTTAATTGATATATATTGACTAGCAGTACTAACGTAACCTGAATTTGGTAAATTAGAAATGTTAGAAATAAATATTGAATCGCTTGCGCTAGCATCTGTTGACATTTCTTGTTTTATTGGATATTGAATATATACAGTGTCTGGTAAATAATTTCCAATAGTATAATTGGCAATACGACTTACATCAATATTAATTCCAAATGATTGGGTTCGATTTGAAGTAAAAGTCGCTATATTTGTATCAATAAAACATGGATCTCCAACATTAAATGTATTTAAATTTACTGGTTTTGGTTTAAAAGTTATTTGAGAAGCTGTCCAATTAAAAATAATCCCTTTTATATCAACAGTTGGATATTCTCCTAGTTTGTAATTTAAAGAATAATTAGTTAAATACCCATCTGTAAATGTTACATATTTATCTCCATATTCAACTCTTCCAGAAAATGAATTAGTTCCAGTATAAAGCAAAAATCTATCACTATCACTTAATACATAAGATAAGTCAAATTGAGCAACTGGTAAACCATCTTTTGTATAATTAATTGAATCATTGATAGATATTTGAGGACTTATTTTAAAGTCAACTCCAACATTAAAACTTTTTATTCCAGATACCAAGGAATCATTTAGATAAAAGTTCTGATTTTCTATAGAATATACATTAAACATTAACTATAATTACACATCTTTTAAGTGTAAAATATAGGAGGTAAAAGGTATATGGCAAGTATTTACGATACAGTTCTAGCTTGGAGCTCGCTTACTATTTATAGCAAGTACAATATAGTACTTGGTACTGATAGCAAATACTATTATTCAATAATAGATTCTAATGTAGGTGCTGGAAATAATCCAGTAACCCCTGCCAATCTTCAAGTTGATTGGGATGGATATATACTTTTAAATAGCGTGCTATATCCGAATTTTTTCTGGAAACCTTCGTATAATGCTAAAATAAATAATAAACCAAGAATTAAAATTAACAAATTTGGTAATGGATACGAGCAACGAATAAATGATGGAATAAATAATAATTTGATAGAACTAACTTTAAATTTTGATAATAGAAGTGAAATAGAAGCGGTATCTATTTTGCATTTCTTAAACGAAAGAAACGCGCAAGAAGCCTTCGTTTATAATCTTCCAACAATATATTCTAAATCAAGCAGCGACTTAAGCACAAAATTTGTTTGCGCAGAATGGTCTCCAACTTATATATCTTATAATAACTACTCTATAGAAGCTGCATTCATGGAAGTACCAGCATAAAATTATGCCTACATCATCTGAAGTTTATAATTCAATAGTAAGCGGTAATAAATCTTTAAATACTGAACTAAGTTCTTTAACTCCATCTACGCAAGTTATTTTATACGAAATTGATCTTTCTGAAATTGCTCCCACAACCATAAATTATAATTATAATGGAGATCAGCCCATTAATAATGGAATATTTAGAGTATATAATGATTATAATTTATTCAAAATTGTAAATAATCCATACGGAGCATTAAAATGGCAAAATAATTATTATTATCCTTTTCCAATTTTTTCAGAAGGTTTTGAATATTCTTCCGCAGGAACACTACCAACTCCAAAAGTTTTAATATCTAACCTTTCTCCAGATTACTCTTCAAATTCTTTCTATAGATATATTAGAATGCAAATGCAAAGTTTAGGAGATATTGTTGGTGCAAAATTTAGTAGAATTAAAACATTTTCAAAATATCTCGATAAAATAAATTTTTCTGATAATATTAATCCTTTTAATAAAAACGAAGGATTATATGAAGTAGAACTACCAAGAGATATTTACTACATAGATAGAAAAACAGTTGAAAATAGAAATATAGTTGAATACCAATTAAATACAATTTTAGATATAGAAAATTTAACATTACCAGGAAGAACAATTTACGGTAAAAAATGCCCATTTCAATATAGAGGAGAAGGATGCTGTTATGAATATAATAGCAGATTAACTTATTTGCACAGTGGAATTTACGCAGGTATAGATAATTCTCCCATAACAGTAAAAGGTCTTTACACTGCCCCTCCAGTAGCTACAGAAAATGATCAGTTATTTTTTGGAAGCGTTTTTAATCCTACTGGAGGCAACGCACATCTTTCAGCAATATTTAGAATAACTGGGGCAAATTATGGAACCAACGGCTCTCTTGGAAATTCTGGACAATGGTCTCAAAATCAAACATATATTTCTGGAGATTTTATTTATTTACAAAACAGAGGATTAAAATTTTATTATGTTTGCTTAAATAATCATTCGTCTGATCCATTTAATGCTCCGCCAAATACTAATTATTGGACAGCTGATTCATGTTCAAAAAATATAAACGCTTGTAGATTAAGATGGTTAAAAAATCCAGCTTTTAGACCAGTTATTTGGCCAACAGATAGAAATGGAGAGAATTGGACTCAAACAAAAGATAGAATAGTTAGTTTGGTTGGAAGTGGTGAAAGAATAAATTTATGGGTAACTGGTTTAAATGGTGTTCCAATTAATTTTCCAAGAAGACCTGGAGCAGAAAATCCAACTGGAGTTAGAGCTCATGGAATTCCAAAAGATATGAATCAAAATTATTTAAATGGATTTCTTCCATTCGGAGGATTCCCAGGAACAAATCAACCCCAAGGATAAAAATGATTGATAAAAAAAATAAAAATTTTATTATAAAAGAATGTTTAAAAAATTCATCCGAAGAAATTTGTGGATTTATAGTACTAACAAATAATAATTTTATATGCATGCCATGTGAAAATATTGCAAAAAATAAAAAAGAAAATTTTATGATATCTTCTTTAGATTATATTAAAATAAAAAAACATTCAGATAAAATTCTTTATATCTATCATAGCCATATAAACGATAATGAAAATTTTTCTGAACAAGATATTTCTTGCTCTGAAAACTTATGTCTACCAATTATAATGTATAATTTAAATAAAAGAATATTCAAAATTTATGAACCAATAAGTGTAAAAAAAGAATATATTGGAAGATTCTATCAACATGGAAAATATGATTGTTTTAGATTAATTGAAGAATTTTATAAAAAAGAAAAGTCTATAGAATTTAAGTATGATAATAATTTTTATTCAAAATCATTAGAACAAATGGATATAAAAACAGAACTATATAGATTTTATAAAGATAATAATTTTCAACTTATAGAAGATAAAAACGATCTTAAATTACACGATATACTTCTAATAGATGCCTTTGGAGAAGATAAACCAAAACATTTCGCATTGTATATGGGACAAGATAAAATTTTACATCAACCTATGTTTGGTTTCTCAAGAATTGAAAATTATTGTAATTTTTATAAAAGGCGTACAGATTCAATCTTTAGGTTAAAAATATGATAACAGTAAATTTGCATGGTAAATTGGGTGAAGACTTAGGGGAAACATGGGAATTAGATGTTTCTTCTGTAGCAGAAGCTTTACACGCTATAGATATAAATACTAAAAAATTAAGACATTGGTTAATATATAATAAAGATCAATATGAATATGAAATTTTAGCAGACGATAATAATTTTTTTGATGAATCTCCTAATATCAAAGATATAAATGAATTAAAAAATTCTGAATTCTGTTTAAATATTAAAAATAAAATAAAAACAATAGATATTGTTCCATCCATTATAGGTTCTGGAGGGATAGGAAAAATAATAGTAGGAGCAATTCTAATTGTTGCAGCGATAGCTATAGCAGTATTTACACCATTTCTTCTACCAGCCGTGGCGATTGGATTTGTTGGTTTAGGTTTAATTGCAGCAGGAACAAGTGAATTATTATCAAAACCCCCACCATCTGTTCCTTTTACTGCTCAACAAGTCAATCCGATAGATGGACAGGGTGAAGCTGGAGGACCAACCTCTTATCTTTTTAATGGACCAGTAAATACAGTTGGTGAAGGTGGCCCAGTCCCAATAGGATATGGAGAACTAATGGTTGGTGGGAATAATGTATTTAGTACTTATGATATAGTTTATAGAGCATATGCTGGTAATTATGATACTAGTAGTTTACAAATAAATAACGCAGGAAATTCTCAATATTTATTTAACTCTAGATGTCAGCTAATAAGTCAAGAACCTTTGCAAGCTTTAGCTTTTTAATTTTATGGGAAATCCAAATAAATACGCAGACGGTTTACAATACCTTGTTTTTCCTGGAAATGTTGGTCAAGGAGTATGTGGATATAATTTTCCAGAAAGTACGGCTCAAGATGATGTAGGTGGTGGTAATTTGTGTTTAAGCTTTAGTGGTACAGCATTGCCTGTCCCTACCTCTAATCCAGGCGCGCCAAATATTTATGGCAGGGGGCCAAGTGGGTTTCTTGCAAGGCATACTGTATTAGCTGTAATGACTGGGGCCAATATTCAAAGATTTAGTACTAGAGATGGAAGTGTTGCAGATGGTACACTCTTTAGGGCGAATACTTTTGGTGCGCCAGATTTAAGAACAATATTTGGAGTAAGTAATGTTGCAGCTGTAGAAGCTGGAACGGCTCCATTAGATAATGGAGTATTTTTAACTCAAAGATTTAAAGATCAAAGAGCATATAATTCCATTGGTCAAGTTAACGTATTAGATTTAGTTTGCGAGGGTCCAATTGAAGGATTTGTTAGTGGGTTATATATTCCAAATTTAAGTGGAAAATCAATTGGAGATATAGGATATACTAGCGTTAGATTTCAACCATACGAACAAACTTATAGTAATCCAGAAACTAGATCAATATATTGGAATGATACTCCAATTACAGATCTTGCAGGGTTTTATAATTTTCAATATGTAAATTATAAATATACATATGGCGAAAAAACAAATGATCATACAATTTATAATCCATATTTAAATCTATATGAAGAAAGAAGAAATTACTTTGGTAAACAAGTTGATCAAAATAAAATACCATTACAAACATCTGTAACAAAAAGCATAAATGAAACTTTATACGGATTTTATCAATTAACTGGAACTCAAATATTAACACCAAAAACTTACTATGTATATAATACTGATGTTTCATCAATTAAAATAAATATAAAAATAAATAGTTTAAATGAACAAATTCTAGCTGGATCAAACGCTGGAGATGTTGAGCCACAAGTTGGAGTTTTTACGTTTGCAATATATAGAATTCTTTCAGACAATAGTCTTATATTATTAGATACATCTAAATATAAACCTTATCTAAGAGAAGGATATTCAGTCGACACTATTCAACTGCAAGGAAAAATAGCTAATAGCCCAATGATCGTTCCATATGAAATAACATTAAGGCCTAATGCAGAAAATACTCCTTGGTTTGAAATTTTTTCAAATCAAATTGGTTGGGCTATAGATGTTGTTAAAAAAACAAGAGAAAGTGTGGGGGGTGGACTTTTTAATTCTACATCAATAGATAGCATAACTGAAGTTTATTCAGATCGTTTTGTTTATCCAGACGCAGCTTTAGTGTTTTCAAAATTTGATGCAAGATATTTTAATGATATCCCAACAAGAACATATAAATTAAGATTATTAAAAGTCAAGATACCAGTAAATTATGACCCAATTGCTAGAAATTATACTGGTCCATGGAACGGAAAATTTAAAATTGCATGGACTGATAATCCAGCTTGGTGTTTTTATGATTTAATTACAAATAATAGATATGGATTAGGAAAATTTATTGATACTAGCTTAACAGATAAATGGACTTTGTATGAGGTTGGTCAATATTGTGATCAACTTGTATCTGATGGTCTTGGAGGTTTAGAGCCCAGATTTACTTGTAATTTATATATTAATACAAAAGAAGAAGCCTATAAAGTTTTAAATGATATGTCGAGTATTTTTAGAGCGATCGTATATTATTCAGCTGGACAAATAACTGTATCTCAAGATTCATTAAAAGAGCCTATATATCTTTTTAATAATAGTAATGTCATAGAAGGGTCATTTAATTATTCTGATGCTTCTAAAAAATCAAGAAAAACAGTAGCGACCATAAGATTTAATGATAAAAATGATAATTATAAACCAGCAATGGAATATGTAGAAGATAAAAACTCAATATTAAAATACGGAATACGAGAAACAGAAATTGTTGCGTTTGGTTGCACAAGCAGTAGTCAAGCGAAAAGAATTGGCAAATGGCTTTTACTTACTCAAAATACAGAAACAGAATTGGTTGATTTTCAAGTTGGTCTAGAGGGCAATTATTTAAGGCCAGGAGATGTTATATCAATTCATGATCAATATAGAAAAAATCAATCTTATGCAGGAAGAACATTAGAACTAACTAGTGGATACGCAGTATTAGATACTCCATATAATTTTACTAATACATACGCAATTACTGGCGCAAATATGAATAATTCATTTGTATTTAATGTATTAACTCCAACTTATAATTTAAATCCTGGAACACAACTTGGAGATTTATATATTACTGGTTTTAATGTTACATCTTCAGGAGTAACAGGATTAAATAGTTCATTCTTTAGAAGAAGTCAGTTGCAGTCTATTACAATAAATAATCCACAAAAATATTTAACTAGTGGATCTGGGATATATTCTAACAATATAAGACTTAATTTTCCAAGAGGTTTAATAGTTAGCGGTTATAGTTTACCGCAAAATACAGTTTGGAATATAGATATAAATACTTCTGGATATGCAACAGCAGGAATTAACACAAGATCTCAAATGAACAATCCAACCAATACTTTATATCCAGGATATTATTTAGAATCATATCTTAATAAACCTAAAAAATATAGAGTATTAGATATTACAGAAAAAGAACTACAATTATTTAATATTAACGCCCTTGAATATAATGATCAAAAATACGCAAATATTGATAATGTAAATGATTTAGTTAACGTACCGCTTAGACCTGCAGCTCCAGTTGCTCCTACTTTATTTTTAAGTGGAATCTTTAGGAGTCCTATTACTAATAGTTATTGTACAACCAATGCTTGTAATTCAATTTATACAACAAATCAAGGTGGAATTAATAGTATAATGTATAATATACAACCGCCAATAAATAATGCAAGTAATAACTTATATTATGTATACGTAAAACCATTTTCTGATTTTACAAGCACGACTCAAACGCCAGAATCATATTTATTTGATGCGATATCTCCTTTAACAATTAGAACTGGTTTAGCTCCACTTAATTGGGCTATAGGTAATATACCACCATTTATAACACCAACTGGTGCTGGTACATACTATTTTAGAATATTTGCTGAAAATAATATAGGAGAAAGAACCTCTGCTCTTGCGGCATCGTTCAACCTAACCAATCAAGCCTCTGTTTTCAGTGTTCAAGCTTCTGGTGCAAATGTTTATTAATTTATGAAAGTAAAAAATTTAAATTTAACTTTGGAATGGGAAACTATCAGAAATATTCCTGAATTTTTAAAAATTGATACACAGTTCCCAACTTATAATGTAAAAGTAAAAAATGAAAATAATTACTTGATAGACCAAAATTTAAATTTAAATAATCATGAATTTATTACGGAATCTAATCTTCTATGTGAAGATTTTATGCTTAAACCAAAGCTTACTGTAGAGGTGTCTAAAAATAAAACTAAAAATATTTTTAAATATGATTTTCACAATAATTATATAAAATATAAAGAATTAAATAATAAACTCGGTTTTTTTAAAAATTTAAAATTTGAAGTAGATTATAATAATGACGGCAAAGGAGATTTTGAACTTGGCGCAGAATATGCTGAAATTGAAAATTTAGATAAAAATACTTTATTTAATAAAATTTATCGCAGTAGCGACTACCTTACAGTAAAATTACTTATAAATAAAGAATATTTTAAACAGCAAGAGGTATATTCATTCCTCATATTGAGCGAAGTTTCCAATAAGTTAGTTAAAAATAAAAAATTAACAAATCTATTTACTGAAAAAGTTGAAGAAAAATGGTTAGATGTAAATGAATCTACGGTATTATTAACAATACCTTTTATTGAAAGCGATATTGTTGAAATCTCTGAGAACTTAAACATTAAAGTTATTCCACTTAATTACTTTCAATCTGAATTATATAATTTTTTAAAAGGAAGAGAATCTCAAGAAGACATTAATAATCTATACGAAGAATATTTCCCTAATCAAACATTTAATATTGGCAAAATATATAAGCAGTCTGTAAATAATGAAACTGTAGTATTCTATCAAAATTACTTGTATTTATTCAATAATGAAAGTTTAAATTCAAATAGCTTAACTTCAAATATATCAATTAATGATATTGCATTTAATCGTTATTTCCCACTTTTAAATAAAGATCAAGCTAATAAAACTATATGCTTGTCTAATGATTTAAATACAGATGACGTAATTGATAATAACTATAACCTACAAAAGAGATATTTAGGTTTTTATGGTAAAGATTCTAGTGCCTACGAAGATGTGGCCATTGACCTAGATTATCTTCAAAACCAAGGGGTACTTCAAGCCAAAATCATCGAAATCGAAGAAAATAGCAATACTTGTAATATTTATATTGAATATATAACCACTTTTTACAACAATGAGAAATTCTATATAGAAACTAGCAATAACCTCAAATATAGCGAAAAATACAAGACAAATATCGACGGCAAGGATTATATCACCTTATTGTTCAAATATTCATATGATTTACAGACTTTAAATGAATATTTAATTGAAAATCCTTCTATTAATAAATCTCAAATTATATCAGATAAAGATTTAATCAACTTCTCAGCAAAATTAATATTATAAATTATTTTTGTATTTTTCTATAAACCGCAGAACTCAATAATCCTCCAGGTCTTTGTTGTTCTGTTATGACTCTCATTACTTGAGTTTTTACTTTTTCGGCTAATTCCTTTGTTCTTTGAGCTTCTGCTCTTTTTTCATCATTACTATCTTCTTTTGTATTTTCATTAGCAACATTTTCTTGATTCAAATTAACCACAACGCTAACATTATTTGTTGGAGTATAACTGGTTGAGTTCGTTCCAGCTGATGAATTATCAACAGAACCACCATCTGCAAACTTTTTTGCTCTTCCAGAATTAAGGTCATCAAAGAATTTTTTGCCATACATATTTACAGCTTCTTTTCTCACAACAAATTCACCCCCCATAAGCATTGCTGGAATATCATCTTTGCCACTTGAACCACCATTTGCAAAACCTCTAATATATCCACCGTTTGCTCTTGGTGTTGGAGTACTATAACGAAATGGTGCGCTATTAGAATAACTTTGTCTTGCTGCCGCTCCACCTCCTAAAGTTGCTGATGCTCCATATTTTGAGGCACTACTCCCGCCAAAACCCCCATTAGAACCAACGAAACTTAATCCAGCTCCTGCAAGTCCAAAAAGAGCTTGATACCACGCCCCGTTTGATTTTGCATTTTTTTGCTGATTATATTCATCTTGAATTTTTTTGTTTAAGGCTATATTTTCTTGTAATGCTCTTTCATTTTCCAACCTAACTCCTTCAGCATAATTTAAATAATCATAAAGACTCTGCTCTCTTTCTTGCCTAATTTTATTTTGAGGATTATTTGGATCAATAATGGCTTGTAAACTTAGTCTTGGATCAATAACATTTTCCCCAGCGGTTGGATAAAGAGGATCATTATATCTATAAACATTTGTACCATTATAAGAAGATTCTCCACCATAAGCGAATCCGTTAATTCTACCTCCATTTATCATATGAAGTAAACTAGAACCATATTTGTTAACAGAATCTTTTTTTATAACATATTCTCCACCACTTAACATAGCTGGAACATCGTCCTTATTTCCTGATCCACCAGTTACATTACCACCAGACGAATATCCTTTAACCATTCCACCTTTTGATTTAAATAATGAACCAAAGAAATCTCCAATACCTCCACTTCCACCGCCACCAAACATATTACTTGTAGTCCCGAAAAGTTTTCCAAAAATAAGGTTTGTACTAAATTCAAGAGCTAATTGCTGTATCTTGTCGCTGACGTTTAGAGCCATTTTTGTGAAAGCATCGCTAGCAGTAGCTGTTCCATTAGCGAAAGATAAGAAGGCGTTATTAAATTCACTTTTGATTGTATTGGCGGTATCTTTGGCACCCAGTTGAGCTTGACGGAATGAATCTGCAGCACTATTATCAAATTCATCAAAAAATGCTCCAGCAAAATCTTCTAATTGTGTTTGGCCAGCTAGAGCCTTATTTTCTCTTGCGGTTTGTCTTCCGCCTCTAAAATCCTCTGCAAATATTGTTCCGCCTTTTCTTTGTTCAAGAATTATTTTATCTTTTAATCCTTCAAGGGCTTTAGCGTATTGATCTTCGGTTATTTGTCTATTTGCTAATTTTGCTCTTAATTTATCTTCCTCTACTGTTAGTTGATCTAGTACTCTATTTCTACTGTCTTCATTAAGTATAGTGGTTGCAACAGACATATTAAGTTCATTTTGACTTTTGCCTAACATTCTTAATGGATCATTTTGTAATGCAAATGTTTTCTTATAAAATTCTTGAGCGTCTTTTGCATTTAATGTATTATTTTTAAATCCTAGAATATATTGGTCTACTGTTGAAATTCCACTTTTTAATAAGGCTGCAATTTTTTCTTCATGGTCTTTAATGTTTAGTAGATATGCTTTAGTATCTTTAATTACTTTATTTCCAGCTTCTTGATTAAAAGATGATTCTTTAGCTTTTTCTTCTAATTTTTGAAATTGTATTCTTCCTTCTTCGGTAGTTTGATATAAAGGTTTGACGGCTTGTAAATATTCACTTAAATTTAAATTTAATTCTTTGTTTAGATCTTCTCTTAATTTTATTATTTCGTTATTATTTTTTTCGTTACCATATCCCTCATCTAAAGCCTTATTGTAACCAAAGATTAACGCTACAGCTTTTTGTCCTAACGAACCCTTTTCTTTTGAATACGCTAAAAATTCTTTTTCTCCTGCTTGTCTTCTTTGTGCTATTTGCTCTTCAGTAACTATTAAATCATTTATTTGTTTTTCTTTAGACGCTCTTTGTAATAATAGTGAATCTAATTTTTGAATTGTTTCTCCAATTTTAGCTTTGCCCTCTTCAGTCTTTGATAAGTCTTGTATTATATTTTTTCCTGATGAAGTTTGTAACCCAGTTACTGCTTTACTAATTCCTCCTGCTACAGATTTATCTGTTATATTTTTTCCCGCACCCTCGATTACTGCTTGCGCACTCAAATTTGATAATTCAGCAGATTTTTTAATAAGTGCTTTATTTAAATCATTAGAAAATGCAGTATAGTCTCCATTTTTTACAGCATCTTGTAAAGATTTCAATAGGGCATCTGAAAATTCTGGTCCAATTTTTCCTATATTTTCAGTAATTTGATTTTGAACCCTTAATGAGGCTTCAGCTTTATCAACATCAGGTAGGCTAGAACCTTGAATCTCTTTATATTTTTCTATTAATGGTATAATTTGATTTACAGACGTTGAAGTATTATTAAATTCATCTTGAAGCGCTTGAATATCATTTTTAAGTTTTTCAAGGTCCATGCCTTTTAATCCTTCAAAATATTGATATAAACCTAATCCACCTCCAACAGCCGCACCTGCGATTGCACCAGGAACTCCAAAAGTAGCTCCAGCAGCAGTAAGACTTAATGCTGTGCTTGCTGCATTTATTCCTAATTGTAATTTTTTATTTCCTTCGTTAAATTGACTAACTGTTTGTAGAATCATTGGTATAACAAAGGAAGCAGCTAAAGCCGCACCACCAAATTTTTCAAAACCTTTTTTACTGTTATCTAATGCTAAAGTTGCAGATTTTGCGCTACTTGCAAATTGAGATCCTCTGCTTTGTAAAATTTGATTGAATCTATTTTGACTACTTGCAGCGATTCCATAATCTGCAGTTAATTGTTTAAGCTTTGCGTTTGCCTGATCAAGTGTTATTTCTTGAGTTTTTAATTTTGCTACGATCCTTGATACTGATGCACCAACTCGTTTATCTGCAACTAATGGATCCATTATTGCACCTTTGCTTCCAGGATTAAATGATAATTCTGCAAAATTAGGAATAAATCCAGCAGCTGCTCCTGCGGTTTTAGCTTTTGATCCATATCTTTCAACTCCTTGGCCAAGACCCATAGGTTCATCTTTTGTATTATAAACTCCTAATCCAAGTGGATTTGCTGAAGATGTTAGTCTTGCATCTTTGCCAACTCTTATTTTAGAAGTAGCTGTACCAGCTGCTACTTCTCTTCCAATAGCATTATCTAATGCTGTAAAATTAGGAATAAAACCTGACGCAGCTATTCTTGGTTTTGGTAACTTTGGATCACTTCTAGTGATAGCATCTCTATAAGCTTTATCAATTATTTCTCTTGCTTGTTCGCTTGATATAGTTCTTTTTGCGTCTGCTCGTAAAACGGGTGGAGTAAATCCAAATTTACTATTAAAAGCTGTAGCTGGGGGAGACGCTTCTTCAAAATCAAATGGTTTTTGAGAAGCGTTTTGATTAAATGCAGCCTCTAATGATCCACCTTTTTTTGTTCCTAAATTTACTGCGGCTTCAAAAATTGATCCTTCTGCGCCTGGTGGGAAAAGATTGATTCCAGCTTTTCTAGTATTAGACGCGAGTACTGATTTAAATTTAGGATCTGGACTTAATGGACCAAAAATATCATTTGCAAGTTGAGCAAGTGGATTATAAAATAAGTCATTAATTTTTGTAGAAAAAGAATTTTTATCTCGAACTTCGCTATTTTTTAAATCTTCAAGTGTTCTCGCTTGGATTCCTACAAATTTTACTGATCTTGGATCTTTTGTATAACCTAATGTACTAAATGCAGTTTGAGCATCTACAGTACCTCTTCTTCCACCTACTCCAACTATACCTAATTTACTAGCATCATAGGTGACTACTTCTCCTTTTGTTTGCGCGGTTTTTTTAGGATCTGTTTTAATGCCTTCTATTTCTTTTCTTATTTCTGGCGTTATTATATAATTTCTTTTTCTAATTAAATCTTCAACATCTAATTTTGAACTTCTTGCTTCTGTAAAAAGTTTTTGAGCTTTTTGAAATGGGGTTGTAACAAAATTAGGAATAAAACCTTCGCTTGCATAAGGATTAAATCCATGAGCACTAGAAAATTGTTTTTTATAATTTTTTCCAGCTTTGCTATCTTGAGGTGGCATAATAGCTGGTTGACTCATTCCTGGAAAATTTTTAACTGTTTCTGCGCTATTATAAGTTACATTTCCTTTTCCAGGGATATTCATTTGTCGAATATTTCCTGGAGCATATCCTCCAGCTAATGCGCCATAGATTTCTGAAGCATTAAAATTAGGTATAAATCCTGAGCTGGCTTTTAAAGATCCACCTTTGGTACTTACTCCTCGTTTAGTTAATCCTCCAGCAATAGTAGCTGAAACAGCCGCAGCTCTTTCTCTTTCTATAGTCTGCAATCTAATTATATTAAGAATTTGATTTTCTACTTCTAAGACACTTATTTGTTTGCTATATATTGCAGCTACCAAAGACGGTTCTTGAGCTAATACTTCATTAATTTTAGCTTGTATTTGCACTCTTTGTTCGGACTGAGTATTTATATTTAAAAGTACGCCTAATGATTGCGCAGCAAATTTTCCTAAATTTAAAAGTAATTTTCCAAAAACAGCAGTAATTAATATAACTCCTGGTCCACTTATAAATGTGCCAATTCCTTCTAATATTCCTTTACCAATTTTTCCACCAGTAGAACTACTATCAGTAGATAACGACTCTAATCCTTTGTTTAATATCTCTAAAGTGTTTTTAAATGTTGGGCCCAAAGATATTTCACCAACATCAGAAGAAACACGAATTAAATTTTGAAAAGTTTGATTAATTAAAGCCGATAGAGTTTGATTTAAAGCTTCGTTTCTTTGGATAGCTTGATCAGTGCTATTCGCTGATGTTTGCAAAGCTCTATCGTAAACAGAATACTCTTTTCCTAAATCTCCTAACGCTGCTTTTAAAATATTAATTTGAAATATACCACCAACAGTTTCAGCTACTTGAGCTTTTTGAGAACTAGCCAAAGTATTAAAAGTATTAGATAAATTAGAGAGAATTTGAATTGCTGGTAATGCATCTCCTTGCAAATCTCTTACTTTAATACCTAGTTCTTCAAGTTGATCTAAGGTTTCAGTTCTTTCTATTCTTGTAAATATTGTTTTTAAAGAATTTCCAATTACTGCACCACCTCTAGCTGTAGTTTGTTGTACGCTAGTTACGATTGCTAATAGTTCATCAAAACCAACCCCTGCATCTGAAGCAGAAGATCCAACTCGTTTAATCGCTTCTGCAAGATCACCACTACTAACAGCAAAAGCCGCATCAACATTTGCTAATTTATTAATAATAGTTGTTGAATCTAAGCCAGCTTTATTAAAACTGTTAATTGTAGCTGTTAAAGCTTCTACAGCACTTGCTGTATCAAGACCACTTAAACGAGTTAATATTAATGCATCTTGAGTTCTTCTAAGAGTTTCTTCTAAGCCAAGACCTTGACGAGAAAGTTCAGTAGCAGCCACAGCAACCACATCAAAAGATTGACCAGTATTTTTAGCTATATCAAATAAGCTATTACCAAATTTATCTAAAGTGCCAGCGCTTGCGTTCAATATTACATTAATATCAGTTAATGATTTTTGAACATCTATAGTGCTTTTAACCAATGAAGTAAATGCTTTTTCTACAGTAAATATCAATCCAGCACTTGCTCCGAAGGCTATAACACGAGCATTAGATGCATCTAATGATTTTTGAAATTCATTTGCTGAACCAGTGATTCTACCCAAAGGTTGAGTAAAGGCCTTTTCATTCAATCCCTTTAATTTAAAATCACGGCTTAAAGCGCCTTGAATATCTCTTTCAAGCTGCCTAGTATCCGCACCTACGCTAATTGTAGCTGATGTTCTTGCCATTCCTTAATCCTTTTGCTATGATAAATTACACAAAATATGATTAATTATGATAGTATTAGATATTTAAGCTTTATGCATCTTTATTAGATCATCCATATTCAAAACACCACCCTTTTTCTGAGCTTCTTTATGTAGACTTATACTATTTTCATCTTTGCCTATTTTAGCTAGATCTTCTTTTTTAGCCCCTATAATAGAAGTAGCTATTGCACCCTCTGTTTTTCTATGACCCTCTTCTGTTTTATTAAGAAGTTCTTGTGCGTTTCGACTACTCTCTAACCATTCTATAAGTTTTTCTGGATCTTCATATAATTCATCAGTTGGTTTATGCTTTGCTTGCTCTAATGCATTCTTGAAGTATCTAGCATATCCAAACACTTCCATTTGATAAAACGTTAAATATATTATAGGCTTACCATATAAATTATATGCACTCTCATCACAAATATTAAATAAGCTAAGATAATAAGAAGAAAGAGCTATTTTTTTAAGATTATTTTCTGCAAAATTTTTATTGATATCATTATATATTTGCAATATTTCAGATATGTCTTTATTTTCTAATTCGTCAAATTCCTGTTCAGAGAAAAATTTATCTTTTAAATCCTTATCTTTGAATAACGAGTTGAACATATAATATTCATTAATTTTTTTGTTTGCGTAGTCTTCTACAGTAAAACCTAAAAGCTCTTTTCTTTCAGAAATTAAATTAATTAATTCTAATTTTTTTGCATCAATTTGTTTATTGAATTCATTAACGTCATCGTTTTTAAATAGTTTTGATTTAGTTTGCTTTAAATTAGAGATATCAAATTTTAAATCTTTAATCTCTTTATTTTTATCTTTTGACCAAAGATCTTCTAGTATTATATAGTCTTCTTTTTGATCTTCAGTTGGAAGCCCCTTTTTTTGGGCTATTTCTATAAACTCTTGTCTAAGGTGATCTATATCTCCAGAATCAAGACTTGTATTGTGTTTAAAATATAATTTATTATTTTTATAATAGGATAGGCTATATCCTTTTAATATATCAACAAATGAAAGCCTTAATTTGTTCTTTTCTAAAGTTTGCAATCATTATCCCTTTGATTCTTTTGTTTCATCTTTTTGCATGACATTCAAAAGTTTCTCAAATTCTTCTTGGGAAGCTGCTCTACCAATATACCAGAAACTGATTAAATAAAGAAGTTTTTGTAAAGCTATTTTCTCTACTCCAGATTCAGACTCCTCAATTTCGTCATATACTTTAAGCTTCGCATCATAAGACCCCTCTTTGAAGAGTTCTTTGAATTTTTTATCTTCGCCTTGTATTAAACTAAGTTGAAGAACCCACCACATGATAGTTTTGTTTCTAGCTCTATTTTCTGCGGTTTGTTCAAAAAGATTGGCTTGCGCCATTTCATATCTTTGAAGCTTTTCTCTAGAAAGGTTTATTTTTATAATTACATTTTGAACCTCTTGCTTTTCTTCTTCTGTTCTTATAGCTTCGTCTTTAATAGATAATTTTTGAAATTCATTTTGTAAATTAAAAAACTCAAGATATAACTCATTATATTCTTTTTGTTCATCATCACTTAGTACTCCACCATCATTACTAAATCTTTTAGCAAGCAATGCTCTAGTTAGTAATCCAGCTTTAATTCCTTCTGAGAGCCTAACTCCATAAAATAATTCGGCTTCATCAAAAAGAGTTCTTGTAGGTTTTTTAATAGCTAATTTTACTGGAACAGCAGTTTTAACTTTAGAGGTAGTCTTTACTTCTTCGCCTTTTTCATTAGTAGATACTTCTATTTTTTCTATTTCTTTTTCGTGATATATATCAAATTCAAACATTGTTTTCATATTTTTTCTCCATTACTGTCAATTAATTCCTGTAGATAGTTTTTGATTTTACCATAGTAAACTACTCCACCAATTGTTTTAATAAATTGATGTTTTTTATTATCATCCCAGTTTTGATAATTTTTAATAAAATTGGGATTCTTAAATGTTGTTAAACTTGGTTTTAAAATTCCAAAGTTATCTTTTAAGTTTTTTTGTATACTTTGTGTAGAAAGATTACCTTCTATTATTTGGGTTATAGGAAAATTATAGTTTAATTTTTTAGATTTCATTTTAATGTTATGTTAAGTTTAGTAAAGTTCTCTTCTATCTCTCTTACTGCATCATTAGCATTATCAAGTATTCTTTTGCGCATTTTTTGATAGGTTTCATCATTTATATTATATCCAGAATCAGTCAAGTCTTCAAGAATAAAAAAGAAATTCTTGTATATATTTGTGATCTTTCTCTTTATCTGAAAAAGAGTCATGTCTTTAATAGGATCGTTTTCCATAATCTTTTACCTTTATCTAACCCTCTGCCTAACTTCAATTACACAAAAAATAACCCCCACGAGAACGTAGGGGTTATTTTATAACTTAATTATGTATTATTTATTAGAACTGTCCGTTGATAAATAATCCGTTAGATGTGTCTTGTGGGCCACCAACTTGAGCACTGAATGTAAGGGAGACAGATTTATTGCTACCTACATCAGAGCTATATTCTTGACTATCTAATTTTGCACCCTTAAGGATGTATTTTGCCATAGTTAGATTAGAATTAGATGGACTCTTGATTGTGATTGATGGATTGTATTTTGCTGAATCATCAACTACAAGATTTGCTAAATTTCCTGCATTCATTGTTGTGACTTGAGCATCAACACTTAATGTTACTGTTAATGGGAAGTCAATCTCTCTTGTGAATGCGAATTTATTTCCTAGTCTTTGAATTGGTGTACGACCTAGATCGAAGCTCAATGTGTAGCTTTGGATATTCATTGTATTTACATCAACTCCACTAGCCAATGTATTACTTAATGATAATGTAATATCTCCTGGACGTAGAGCGCTGATTGTGCTTCCAAGTCCAATTCCAACATTTTCAACAGCTTGAGCTAATTGATAATAGTTTGTTAGAGCTGATCCGTCTGTAGGATTAACTGCTGGAACAAAATTTCCACTAATTCCGTTTTGGAAATTCATATTCAAACCTTCAACATTGATAGTTGTTGTTGGGAAATTACCAACAGAACCTTCTGTTGAATATGAAGTTAAGAATGCGTTGCCAATTCCAATAACTCCGTTATTTCCAGAAGAACCATCTGTGAATCCTACTGCATCAGTACCTTCTGGAGTTGTACGAATGAAATAATTTCTTTCATCTGAAGTTTTATTTAAGAATCCAGAAATAGCAGAGACAGTTGAATCACTACTTCCAGAAGCAACTGTGAATCCTAGAAGATTTTCATTAGCAAGACTCGAGTTAATATAACTAAAATCTAATGAAACTGTTGGATTTGTTAAAATTACACGATCAATAGCTGCTAATTGTCCGAATTGATTAACATCTGTGCGATCTACTGTAAAGCTATAATTAGCTGTTTGAATTCTTTGTAGCTGTTGAACTAGATTATTCCTTGAATTTGGTACATTACTATTTCCACCGATTCCAGGTGTGTATGTTCCGTAGTGGTAACCTGTTGCTGGAGCGGGTCCAGCATAAACAGCTTCTGATTGATAAATTATACGATTTCTTGCCATATTAGTATTTCTCCATTTACAGTTATTACACCATTTTTTTTATTTATTTTCTATTTTTTTATTGTCTTGGATATCTATTCTTAATAACCTCAAAATCAACAAAAGCTGAATATACATTCCTATTTAAGCTATTTGTAGCATTAAGTATTCTAGTATCAGTCTTGGTTACATTAACTTCATTAATATATAGATAATCATCGGTATTAGCTTTATTTGCTGTAAAATTAATATAATTGAAATTATTATTTGGCGTACTCACTGATCCTAATGAATTAAAAGGCATTTCATTTGGATATATTAATGGTATTAGCTCCCTAGCGGTATCTCTCATTATGCTTGTTACAGCATCTAAACTAAATACGCTATCAGATAATATGATTGCTCTGACATTACCAACTGTTTGATCAAATCCACCAAAAGCAAGAGGCTTGTTTTTTCCGCCTTGATATTTTAAATATATAACAGGATACGTCTCTGAACCAACTGGTAATCCAGTAGGATTTTGATATGTTTTAGGATTAATTTGATACTGAGTTTCAAATAATAAATTTTCTTCAGTTTTACTGGTCAAATAGATGTTGAAATCTTTAACAGCATAATTGCCACTTAAAGCTGTGCTAGGATTACTCACTGGTTGACTAAAATATAATTGGCCTTCTGAAGCGTTAATTCCACTTAAATTATTTTGTCCAGGAATTGTAAAAACTCCATTAACATAAACTCCACTTATAATATTTGCGCCACTTATTGAAGAGTCTATAACCATTTGTTTTAATGGTGCACCATATGTATAATATCCATAATACATATTAGCAACAGGATAAAATACACTCTGATAATTCGTATAAGCTTCTCCATTGGTTGATACTTTATTATCTAACCAAAGTAACATGCTAGTCATTAAAATATTATCAAATTGTGGGATCATATTATTTTAAATTTTTTATAAAATTATTATAAAGTTCTGACATATATCTTACAGGTTTATAAGCCGCAGCTCTAACTTTATTTTTAGATTGAATTCCTCTACCAGATCTGCTAGAAGGAAATAACATTCCATAAACATAATAACCAAATCCAGAAATACCATCTTCTACACCCTTAACCCAACTTCTTCCTCTTTCGAAAGGTAAAGGGGTAGCAGATTTAATTTCTTCGATTGAAGGGCTGAATATATTAAATTTTAATTGAAAACTTTTTTTATCAAAAGTAGATTTTTTATCTAAAAAAGTATTTTGTTTTATGAGTTGAGTAAGATCATCAACTGGTTTGTCTTCACTATCAAATCCAATAAAAGCAAAAAGATTTTCTTTTCCATTTAAAGTATTACTAACGTTTTCACCGTCTGGACCGCTATCCAGTTCTTGTGATACTGGGTGATTTTTAATTTCATTTATATATTTATCTAAATTTTCTTGTAAAATTTCTTCAGCAAAAATAATTCCTTCTTTTTTTAAGGTTTTTTCATATGAAGATGCAACTTCACTTCGGACTTGATTAAAATTGATTTTGGCGGCCATATTATTTAGTTTGTTCTAATCCATATACATAATATGTATTATTAAGATATTTTTTTATAGTATCTTCTGTTATTAGGTTCCATGTTTTTCCATCAAATTCAAGCTTTATAGTTCTTCCATTCGCGATAAAATCTCTTGCGTCTTGTTTAACTTTTAAAGTAACATCTCCTCTTACAAAAACTAATTTTAAGTCACTATTTACAGCGTCAACATCTTTTGCGTTATTATAATAAATTCTTCCATTGAAAGTTCCAGTTACAGGAATATAAGTAAAATTCACTGCGTCTGAAGATTGACCGTAACCATACAACGGAGCACTTTGAACTTGTTCTACAATTCTTATTGGATCTTTATGAACTATAAAAGGTCTGGAAAAATAAGTAAAAAAATTATCATAATCTTGCGAAAATTCTGCCGCAGCTGTTGAGTTTATAAAGCTCATAATGTTATGCTGAGTACCAAATTGTTCTTATGTTGCGAAAGGCATTCCTTCCAAATGGATCATAAACTCCTGGAATAGTATCATCTCCAGCGACTTGCAAAGGAGTAACTTCATTAAGTTCATATCTATTAACGAAATCTTTCAACTCGTCATATTCTTGTTTTCTAACTGATATGTAACTT